GTGGCCGCGGCGGTTGCAGTGGCACCCGCCCCCGCAACCGCCGTCACCCTGCCGGCCGCGCCGCCGGCCGTCGCCACGACTGTCGCGCCCGCCCCCACGATGACAGCCGCGAACCATATCTCGCCGGTCAGCTCGGCGTACGCAATGGCCGACACGGTGGCGATGCCTGAGCATCAGCCCGGGGACACAATCATCGTGTTTGTCTCCCGCACAGGGGCGTCCACTCCGGCGCTGCAAGCCGGGTGGACGAACATCGTCAACGGAAACCGCAATGTGGGGACGGGCAACTGGAGTGCGCGCATTGCGTACAAGGTCGCTACTTCGTCATCGGAAACCGTTGGAACGTGGGCAACTGCGAACGTCACGATCGTTCTGGTGTATCGCGGTGTCACCGCGATCGGTGTGGCGACAACCGGCAGCGGAGCTGCCAATAAGACGATCACCTACCCGGCTGCGACCTTGCAGGGAACAAATGGTCAGTCCTGGGTGGTCAGGTTTGTTCACGGCGGCGGATCGTCCTCCCTAACAGCCGATTTGACCACCAATCCCGTTCCGGGGTGGGTGCAACGCGCCGGCACTCCCGACGAGGCCCTCACCTGGGACAAAGGCGCGCCTGTCACGGCCAATCCGACCGCCGACACGCAGGTGACGAACACGACGAACTACTGGTTCGCGGCCACGGTCGAACTCCGATCCGCCGACTGATTCTCCAACTCCCACAACAGTATTCACCACTAAAGAAAGGCACATCATCATGGCAATCACCGCCGGTCACTACGGAAAGCTCGGCCTCACGCTGGTCAACAAAGAAGTCAACTTCAACACCGACACGTTCAAAGTGCTGATGACCACCAACGCGTACACGATCGACAGGGATGCACACCAGTACCTCTCGTCGATCACCAACGAGGTCGCCGGCACCGGGTACACCGCGGGCGGCGTCACCGTCAGCCCCATGACCGTCACCTACGACGCCGTCAACCACCGCCTCAAGTACACCTGCAGCAACCCGGCATGGAACCCTCTGACCGTCACCGGTGCCCGCCGCGCCGTGCTCTACGACGACACCGCCGCCAACAAGCCGCTGATCTCGTGGGTTGACCTCGGCCAGGACTACAACCTGTCCGCCGCGAACTTCTCGATCCCGTGGGACGCCCTGGGCGCCGGCTACATCAACTTCTGACCGACAAACCCAAAGGCCCTCAACCGCATCGGTTGGGGGCCTTCGTCATGGGCGCACACGCCGCCCGGGAAGGAACGATCACCATGGCCACTCGCTACTGGCCGCTGGACACCGGGCGGATCATCACCTCACCGTTCGGGCCACGCGACGGCGGCTTTCACACCGGCACCGATTTCGGTTTCCCCGGCGGCTCCGCCGGCAGACCCGTCTACGCCGTCCAGGCCGGCACCGTCATCCATGCCGGCGCCGCGAACGGCTACGGCGGGCCCGACCCCGCCGGCTGGCTGGTCATCGACTCCACCGACGACCAAGGCGGCGGCTGCCTCGAATACGGCCACATCATCCGCGAAGTGAACGCCGGGGCCCGCGTCACGGCCGGCCAACGCATCGGCCGCATCAACCCCAACTCCGCGACCAACGGCGGCGTGGCACCGCACCTGCACCTGGCCGACATGCCACGCGAATACAACCCGTCGACCAAACAAGACCCGTTCCCACGCCTGACTGGCGCCCTGGAGCCCGGCACCACCAACACCCCCACGGAGGCACCCACTGTGACATGGACCGGCGACCCAACCTGGCTGGCGGACGTTGCCCGTCCGGCCGTCGACAAGTTCGTCGAGTACCCAGGGTGGTGGAGTCGCGGCCACGGCGACTTCAAAGACATCCGCGGCGTGATGGTGCACCACATGGGCGGACGCGGCGGCGCCCGCACCATCGCCGAAGGCCGCTCAGACCTGCCCGGACCGCTCTCCCAGTTCCACCTCGCCCAGGACGGCACCGTCACCGTCGTCGCTGTCGGGGTCGCGTGGCACGCAGGAATCGGTACATACCCGTGGCTGCCGGCGAACATGGGCAACTGGCACCTCATCGGCATCGAATGCGAAGGTCCGGTTACCCCCGGCATCACCGAGGCGACCCAGGGGCGGGAGCGGTGGCCCGACGTTCAGGTGATCGCATTGCGCAACCTGTGCGCCGCGCTGTTGCTGCGGCTCAGCTTGGGCGCCGATCGACTGATCGGCCATAAGGACTACGCCGGTCGCGCACAAGGCAAGTGGGACCCGTGGAACATGGACGTCACCGGCTGGCTGGCCGGCGAAGTCGACAAAGACATGCGCGGCTACGTCTTCCCCGGCGAGAACGGGCCGCGACCGGTGCCGCCGGTGACACCACCGCCGACCCCGCCGCCGACACCGCCGATCGATCGGTACGCGCACGTGCTGATCTATCGCGGTCAGTCCGGGCCGGCGGTGCGCACGCTGCAAACCCGGCTCAAACGCGCCTACTCGCAGCTCTCCGTAGACGGGGTGTTCGGCGCGCGCACCGAAGAATGCGTGCGCGACTACCAGCGGCTGCATCCGCCGCTCATCGCTGACGGTATCGTCGGCCCGGCTACGGCCGCGTCATTGGCGCTGGTGCTCTGATGGCATACCAGGCCCCCAGCAAAGTCGGCCAACGCCACGAACTGCTGCCCCAAGCCAAAGAACACCTGACCCGGTTCAGCTACGGCGCTGCCCTCAAAGGTGACAAGAGCGATGTAATCACCGCCGATTACCTTGTCGCGCAACGGCAGTTCAAAAACAACGTTCACTTCGACGTGGTGCGCGGCAAGCGCAAGGGGCCCGATGTTGACCCGAACAGCACCGCGTTCGATTGGGCTGTACAGCGACAGATGGGCCTCGACGCGGCGCCGCCAGCCGCAGGAAAACCGTTCATCGCCTACAACTTCCCCGGCACCTGGGGGAACTGGGACAACGGCTTCGGCTGGGACGTGTGCGTGCGCCTGGACAAGAACCGGTTCGACATCCAAGGCCTGGGCTACAACACCAACGCGTTCATGATCGGCAACGACCCCGGGCACTCCTACATCGACATGCTCAACGACGGCACCGCCGAATACCGACGCCTTGCGCTGCCCAACCGGCAACGCAAGGTGCTCTGCGGGTACTCCGGCGGGGCCGGGACTCTCGTCCAATCGCTGTACCAGTGGCCGGCCGATCGCCGAACCGAGATCGCCGCGGTTGTCCAGTTCGGTGACCCAAACCGGCCACCCGGAAAGACGTTGCTGGGCAACGATCCTGGCGGGCACGGCATCTCCGAGGACTTCCCGCCGGATTGGGTGCTGGACCGGTACTACAGCTTCACCCTGCCCGGCGACATGTACCCGAACGCCACCGGCCTGCTGCCGATCTTCTACGACATTCTCGTGCGGATGGAAGCTACGCCCGAGTTCGCGCACTACCTGTTCACGCTGTTCATCGCGCAAGCCGGCAACCTGTCGACGCTCGGCGCTGCGGTGCTCGGCACGGCCGGCAACCCTGCCGCGCTCGGGTTCGGCGCACTGGCGGCGCTGCTGCCGCTGATCACCGGCGGCAAGGGCGACATGCCCAACCTCGTGACCATGCTGTTCAACATCGGTGTCATCGTCGAGTCCCTGCGCAAGCTGCTCAACTTCGTCATCAGCGGCGACCACGGCATGTACGGCGACCCCAACCACCGCGTGTTCGACGGGATGACTGCCGTCGACAAGGCCGTCCAAATTGTCAACGCACTCAACTGAATTGAGGAATGAAATGAACTGGCGGCACTACACGAAGTCGATCTGCGCGTTCCTCGCGCTTCTGGCGACCAACGTGGCTACCCGATGGGTCATCAACAACGAACCGCTGCCCGCCACCGGTAAAGATTGGATCGCCTTCGCGGTCACCACCATCGGTGGAACCTGGCTGGTGTATCAGCGAGCCAACGCACCGAAGGCCCCGAACACGTCTGCGGCGACGTACAACATTCACCACACGGGCGACGTCGCGGACGCGTTCATTCGGGCCCAGCGCCAGCAAGTCCGGCGCCAACGCGAGCAAATCGCGGACAGCGACCGTCCCGGCACAGTCGAGTGACGTGGCGACTGGTCCGGGCTGACGCGCTGCAATTCGTCCAGCTCTACCTGCTGGCCGCAGCGGTTGTCCGCGGCGTCGACTATCTGCTCACCCCCTCCGGGTCGTCCAAGGTCCTCAATTTCGTTGAGGCGGCGGCCCCGCTCTGGGTCTGGGCTGTTGCATTCTTTGCCGCTGGTTTGCTCGGGTTAGCCGGCGAATGGTGGATGAACTTCGGGGTTAGCTCGCTGCGCTGGACAGCGTCCTACGCCGCACACGCCGCGTTGGCCGGCCTCTACGCGGCCGTAGGAGTCGGCGCCCTGATCGACGTTCTTGAACGTCAACCGCTCTACGGGTTCCGTACGCCCATCGAGTGGATCGCAATCGCGGTGGCTCACGCAATGTTCGTCAAGCGGAGAGAACGTGTCTGAACAAGAGCGGACAATCTTGGCCGCGATGCCGCCCTGGGTGCTCGGCCTCGTCGCAATAGCCGTCATCGCAGCACTCGTCCTCCCCCGGCTCGCCGAAGCCTCCGCCGCCGCCGCGAAACTGCTCGGGCCGATTGGACGCTACTGGCGCAGACGGGGTCAACAACGCCGAATCGTCGCCGAAATCACCCCGGCGGACTATCAAGAAATGGGCCGGCGAGTGACCAACCTAGACGGCCGGGTCAGGGCGCTAGAAAGCTCAAACAAGGTCCTGGAAAGAGTCAACGAGGTTCAGCAGGCGTACATCGTTTACGACGCCCAATGGCACTTCGAAGACGAACTCTCTGCCGTCGGAAAGCCCGACTGCAAGCCGGCGGCCCGCCTCACGTTCAACCGATTCGAGGACCTCTACAGCGACGGATGGCGACCCGGTAGTTGATCCCGCAGCTATGCCCTGGTACCCGCTCGGCCACTATGCGCCTTCGCGTTCGATCAGCTCGTCGATAGCGATCCGGAGCACCTTGGACACCCCGACACCGCGGCGTTCGGCGATCACCTTGAGCCTGTCCCGAGTCTCCTCCGGTACGCGCGTCTGAACGATCGGGGAGTGCTTACCGTCGCCGGTCAGTGACTTTCCGCCCGGCACGAGAGTGTCGATATGGCCGCGCACCTTGGCGAGCACGCTGCCGGTGATCTCGTCGGCACGTTCGTCGGTTAGGCGCTGGCCGTCGACGATCACCTCTGTATCCGCCAGGTCGACGTCCTCAATCTCGGCGTCTGCAAAATCGAAGTCGGCGGGACGGATTTCCTTGTCGCTCATGGTTGTCACCAGTTCTTCCGGTAGTGGATGGGCATGGCGTGGATGAGGGTCCACGAGTCAGCATCGCGGTCGTCGGCCACCAGGATCATCTCGAAGCGCACACCCTTGCTGTCGGTGCCGATTAGGTAGGCGCGGTTGCCGTCGACCAGCAGCGGGTTCCCGGCGTTGCGGAGCGCGGCCAGCATGTTGGCTCGGCTGCCGATGCGACGGCGAGCCTTCGCGGTGACCTTGATCCGTGTGCGTCCCATGTATCGAGTATGTCATACATAGTCGCCTAGCGTCAACGTGTATGTCATACATACTCGACATTCTTCTACCGAATTCCGACAATGGCAACACTCTATTGCCGGCGGTTGGTGCCCGGGCCTGCGTCGGTACCACGACCGGGCCGCCACCAAGGAAGACGTGGAGGGCGGGCCATGATGGTGTCCATGATGAAGCTGTTCCTAGCCGCTGCCGCTGTTCTACTCTTGCCCGGTTGCGGGTCCGGACAGGATGCCCCATCCGCCGAGCCGACTAGATCCAGTAAGGGGGCTACGTCGGAGTCAGGCCAGCCTCCAATGCCGATATCGGCATCAACCATCACGGAGAGCATCGCTGCCGCTGGCGGAAAATGCGGTGCGCTGGATGCTCGCGGCGAGCAAGCCTGTGAACTTCACGGCGTCACCTTCAAACTCGCGACAGACGGGTGGGCGCGACAGGCGGGAGATCGTAAGCAAGCCTGCGCCGCTGGCTGGGTCAACAAGAATTATCTCGTACTCACCGACGACACGTGGACCATAGCCACGGACCGCAACGACGACCTCGGCGTGGTCAAAGCTGCGCTGGGCGACCAGGCATCGTCATCGGAGATGCGGCCGTACTGCAGCTAGTGACCGAGTCATTCCCGAACAATCCCGAGGTGTCGTGGCGGCCCTAACGCCTCTTTGGTGACCTGACGGTTCACCTCTCGGCCTATACGGTTAGCCATCTCACTGATCACGTCATCGGTGACATACCACTTCGCGGCCTGCCTGCCGACCCGCATCTTCGCGGCCACGTTGTCGACGTGATTGGAGATGTCCTCGCGCGCCACGTCCTCGGACAGCTCCAGACCGAAACGCTCGGCTAATAGACGCACAAGTAACTGGGCGCGGTCATTCATCCAAGGTGATCGACGGGCGGCCATGACTGGACAGGCTAGGCCAGCTACGGCCGCACGGACTGCCGTTCAGCGGAAAACGCTAGGCAGCGTCGTCCCCAATGCGCGGAAATGAATCCACCATGTTTGCTATACGTTGCGGACGAACGGCTGTGTAGATTGCGGTGGTCGCCGGGTTGGCGTGGCCAAGAAATTCCTGGACGACTCGCACGTCCTCAAATTCAATTCCCGCGGTACCTGCCCAATGCCGTAATGAATGAAACGTCGATCTGGTACCGGATTTATGCAGCCAAGTATTCGCCAGCTGCGAAATTTGTTGCGGCGTGACGGGACCAAATCCCCGCTCGCGCTGGAAGCAGGCACCGCTCTCTGCGATCGCTGGCTGGATCATCTCCCACGCCCAGGCCGGCAGAGCAGAGAACCGCTCGTGCTCGCCTTTGGTCCGCGTCAGGTGGATGAACACCCCGCCCCCTGGGGCGGGCTGGAAGCAACTCCGCTCAAGGTGGGCAATCTCCTTGGCGCGAAGCCCGGCGTACGCGGCCAGTATCAACCAGGCCTGAAGCCGCGCACTTGGCGCGTTGCGGATCGCGCGCTTTAGCTCATCGAACCCGATAGGCCTTGGCAGACCACGCTTCTGGGCTGGGGTCACCAGCAGCGAAGCCGGGTTGTCGGATCGCAAGCCGCGCTTATGGAGATACGCAAAGTAGGGGCGAACCATCGCCGTCTTGAACCGCAGTTGGTCGAGCGGCAAACTGTCCTGCCAGCTCTCCAGCTCAAACTGAGACACGTCGACTGGATCGCGGCCAAGGTAGTCAGCAAGGTACTGCATCTGCATCCGGCGGACCTTGACCGTCCGCGGGGCCCGCCCCGCGCGCATCATCCATCGGCAATGCTCGTCGAGGTGCGACACACCTTTGCCGTAGTAGGCCCCCGGAATTACATTCATGGTGTTCGAGTCACGCCCTTTCAGCCTATTCGCAATGAGTACACAGAATCGCACAATTTGCGTTGGCAAGTTGCGCGTATCGGGCGAAAAAGTCAGGCGACGATGCGCGCTCGACGCCTACGAATTTCGGTGATCTGCGTTGCTGGGTTGGAGTCGCGACCTTTGCTATCGAACAAACTCGATTTGTCTGAGGTTGATTCCGGCCGGCTGATTCCGCCACCTGGGCCACCATCCGGATTCGGGATAGCGCGAATTCCGGTCGTCACATAATCGAACGAAACTCCCGACGCCTGGCACACTTCGTCCAGCTCGTCGACATCCCACGGCGTTGATCCAGTCATCCGCCGAGACAGTTTTTGCTGAGTGGTCCCGATGCGTCGGGCGACTTCTGAAATTGAGATTCGCTGACCCGCAAGTTCCTCGCGAAGTCGGCGCGCTGCGGCCTTCGAGCGGCTCTCGCCGCGATTGCCGTCCACCACCATCAACGTAGTCATAGCGCGTATGTTACGCGCCTAACGTGTAAACACAAGCGCTGGCCGTGTTGACTACCCGACCAGCATGGCGCGACACGCATCAGTGGTGATTGCTTACAACTCGCTGAGCGTGTAGATCTACATCCATGCCCGTTGAACCACACGCTGAACGTGTGAATTCGAACGTCCGTGCCGAGATGGCTCGGGCTAAACGTACACAGGCAGCACTCGCCCACCAGATCGGAATGGGCCAGCAAGCACTGTCGCGGCGTCTCACCGGCCAGACACCTTTCACGGTCGATGAACTGGCCCGCGTCGGCCAGGCCCTCGGCGTCTCGCTCGCCGACCTCGTCGGTGGTTCCACCAAGAAGGCCAGTGCATGAGCTGGCCGATAGATCTACCCGACGGCATGACAGCCGAGCAATACGCCGATGACGCCGATGCGCACCGGATGCCAAACGGGTTTGTCCGGGTTGTAGTCGAGGACGACTGGGCGCGCGAGTACTGGTGGCTGTCCAACGAGCCGGCCGGAGAATCGTCATGATTCCCGGCCGGCTATTGGTCGTTCTTCGGGCGGTGGCGCGCGGCGCTGACGGTGTGCTCGACTGCTTGGCCGGCGGGCCGGCACTGTCCGACGAGCCGGTCGACGCGCTCCGCGGGGCGGGTCTCGGGAGATTCGTTCACCTGCCAGCCGAAACCCAGGTGATCAACCCGGACCTGCTGCATCACGGCTGCTGGACCCTGCACGTGTGCGCGGTGAACAACACCATCTCGGTGGTGCCCCTGAGCGGCTTTGCCTGCCCTATCTGTGATTCCTCTCCTGCCGCATCACCGGCAGGAGACCGCCCGGCGGCCGTGAGCGACGGCCAACTACCCACGGCGCCCGCCGCCGGGCACCCAAACCCTCTCCGCGACGCGGCCGATGCCGACACGCGAATCATCAAGCGGCTCAGCAGGTTATGCCAGCTCGACCGCTTGAAGCGGCGCTAGAGAAAGAGGCCGTCACCCCATGCCCGGGGTGACGGCCAACCCACCACAACCGAAGGGAATTCACCTGCAGTGAGCGCACCCACGATAACCCCGCCCACTCCCGACGAGCACCAGGCCGCGCCCGCCGGCCGACTGGGGCGCTGGTTCCGCCGCGGCCGGCACCGCCTGTCGCGCCGGTCGCCGGCCACGGTCGTGCACCGCTGCCCCGCCTGCTGGTCAGAAGTCATCAAGACTCGGCCGGGCGCCATCAATCAACACTTCATCACCGGTGCGGACGGGATCGAACGCTGCGGCGGGTCCGACCAGCCGTTCCGAATCGCCGAACCGCACATCAAGTGGGCGCACGCATGACCAGGGCTCGGGTGTTCGCACTGCTGTCCTTCATCGCGATCGGCGCGGCCGGCGGATCACTCATCCTCGGCGAATCGGTCTGGTTCGCGTGGTCGGCCGTCCTCGGCGCGATCGCACTCGTCATCTGGGGCCGCACACACGACCAACCAGCTCCACCGCCGCCGCCGGAGCCCGATCGCCCGGTGTGGGCTCACCCGGTGTGGCTGCCTGCCGGGGACGCCGACGCCCCGCCCTGGCCGCTGCCATGCCCGGTCTTCATGCGCCACGAACTCAAACCCATCTGGCCCTTACCCACCAACCACTTTGGAGCACCCGAATGACCAACGAACCTGTCGCCGCCGACACCACTCCCGTTGTCCGCCACTTCCCGCTCTACCGCATCGCAGTCACCGAAGCGCTGTCAGTAGAGGTGAGTGCTATGCCCACCGTCGCAACACATCTGGTGATCACGCCCGGCGTCGGCGTCACTGACGACGGCTCTGTCACCTTCGCTTCCGGTGGCCTGTACCAACTGACCCACGCCCTCACTGGTCGGTCGGTCGCGTCATCGGAAAGCATCGTTCGGCTCAAGGATCTCGCCCAGCGCCTCGCCGGATTCGACTGGTCTTTCGACGAACCGCAGTACTTCGCTGCCACGACGGCCGGCAAGAAACAGGCCGCCCTGGTTGTGCCGATCATCCGTGATTGGCAGATGTCCGACGCCTACGACGGCCCCGTGCATTTCAGCGGCGACGACGACCTGACCAAGCAGGCCCGCCAGTCCGCGCCCGCACTGACCCTGCTGCGGGAACACATCGACTGGTACATGAAGGCCGCCAAGGCGCGAATCGACAAGGATCTGATCAACACCAACGCAGACCTCTGGCACGCGGCCATCGCCACCGAATGCGAAGGCTACGGCCTGATCTACCTGCTCGCCGTGCTCACCCGCATCGACCCGAAGATCGCCGATATCGCTGCCCGTGACCTTGTCGCGGCCTGGGAGGGCGGCGAATTCGGCGAGTGGGTCTGGCAATGGGACAGCGAGCTGGCCAACGACCGGCCGCTCACCCTGCACGGCATCCCCGCCGCCGAACCACTCGCGGACTTCCAGTGAACGCCACCGAGGACGAAACGGAACCCCTGGGGGAATCGCCGGCCATCGACCTCGCGCCGCGTTACCCGGCCGTGCACGAGGTCACCATGTACCAGGCGCGCTGCACCAACTGCGGGCACATCGAGGACGACTACGGCGACTACGCCGCGTGGGCTGACTTCGCAACGCCGCTCGAAGTCGTCACTGAGAACCGGGGCTGGCTGGCCATCTACAAGCCCGTTGCCTCGAAATCCGAGTACCCGGCTCGACAACTCGACCAGCTGCTGTGCCCGGGCTGCCAGACGTGCGCAGTCTGCGGCAAGACCCCGTGCTACCCGCACGCCGACGGCCAGCACGCCGTCTGCGGGGACCACGAGGACCACGACTTTGAGTTGGTCCAATGAGTGTCAAGGCAACCTTGACGCCCAATCGTGAAGGTCGGGTGACCGAGACGGCGGAGTTCGCCGCGTTCGCTCGGCGCATCGTGAAGGCATACGGCCGGCGAGTCGGTGACGGCGACGTTGAGGCACTGCCCGAACTGCTGGCCCTATCCGCTGAGATCGACGCCGCGATCGCGAAGTCGGTATCCGGGCTGCGCGCCGCCGGCTACTCGTGGGGCGAGATCGCCGCACGCCTCGGCACCACCCGGCAGGCGGCGCAACAGCGATTCGGCCGGGCGTCTGGACCCGCCGACGTTTCCGCACCCACCGATACGACGACCTGACAAAGGAGTGCGCTTGTGACGATTTACTGCTACGACACCGAGTTCCTGGAAGACGGGAACACCATTGAGCTGATCTCGATCGGCATCGTCTGCGAGGACGGCCGCGAGTACTACGCGGTGAACGCCGATATGGATCAGGACAGGATTAAGAGTCACCGCTGGCTGCTGAACAACGTCTGGCCGCACCTCCCGCTTGCGGGATTCAAACGCAAGCCTGCCACGGTCGGCGGTGAGATCAATCAGGTCATCGATACCCCTGGGCGAATCGACAGGACGGACTCGCGCGTCAAACCAAAGTGGGTCATTGCGAACGAGGTGCGTGACTTCCTGCTGCACGGCTACATCCCCGCCGGAACCGAAGGTGTCACGGACGCCACGACGCCGGTGGGTGAGGCGCCTGAGTTGTGGGCGTACTACGCCGCATATGACCATGTTGCGCTAGCGCAGCTCTGGGGGCCAATGGCGGAGCTGCCCAACGGTATTCCGATGTACACCCACGATCTGCGGCAAGAAATGGACCGCCTGGGCATTCCCAGCGCTGGCCAACGCGTTATCGAGCATCCGGCGAACGCGCACAATGCGCTGGCTGATGCTCGGTGGAACCTTTCGATGCTTATCGAGGCACGTCACCAGCAGCTCATGGCTGGTCGGTGAGCCGATGGCCCGGTTGATGTCGGTCAGTCTGACCGAGGCCGCCGTGATCGCGCGGACCAAAGACGTGACCCGACGTGTTGGATGGCTCGTCCTCAAGCCTGGTGACCGACTGACCCTGTGCCGAAAGGTCATGGGCCGCAGACGCGGAGAACCGTTGGTGCGGATCTGCACAGTCGAGGTGGTCAGTGTTCGCCGGGAGCGTCTCGACGCGATAACCGCCGACGACGTTGCCCGGGAGGGATTCCCAGAAATGAGCCCAGGCGAGTTCGTCGAGTTCTTCTGCGCGACACACAAAGGCTGCCAGCCCGACTCGACCGTGACCCGAATCGAGTGGCGCTACCTACCAGGGATGGAGTGACACATGACCGTCTATGTCGACGACATGCGGGTGCCAGCCAAGGTGGGCAAGATCCGCGCCCGGTGGTCGCACCTTTACTCCGATGACGACGACGCCGAGCTGCACGCCTTCGCCACACGACTCGGGATGAAACGGTCATGGTTTCAGGATGGCGGCACGCCCACGTCCCACTACGACGTGACCGACACCATGCGGGCGAAAGCGATTGAGCTGGGCGCAGTTCCGATCGGCTGCTTTAGCCCCGAAGCAATCACCATCATGGAAGCCAAGTTCGCCGCCCACGGCGAAGTACTCAGCGCACGCCAAGCGCATCGCCGGGGCCTGTGCGTCAACTGCAAGTCTGCCCGGCACTCACCCGGCCGAACCCGCTGCGACGCCTGCCACGCCGACTGCACCAACCCCGCGCGGCCACCAGCTGGCCGGTCATGAGCGGCGCGGGCCGGCTGCCTCGGCTCGAAGACTGCGACTGCTACACCGAGCCCACGCGGGACGGACTCAAGTTCGTCGGCCGGGTCCGCCAATTCTCAAATCTGCGCACCGGCCCCAAGGCGCTGGCCCTGGACGCCATCGACGAAATCGTGTCGCTCACCCGCGACCACATCACCCGGCTCGCAGCCGAACACGAACGCCTCGGTGACGGCTCATGGCCGGCCGCTAGCGGATAGGAGGGGTAACCACAGATGGCACCCGAAGCATCACGTGCCTTGGTCCGCAAGGCCTTTGCCCTCTTCAACGAAGGTGGCGTGTCCGAACGCAGCCAGCGTCTCGCTGTCGCATCGTTCATCACCTGGCGCACCGTCGAGTCCACCAACGACCTCTCTGCCGCTGACCTGGTGGCGATCGTCAACGCGCTGGAGTACTGGAAGGCGTGCGGGGAGATCGAATACCGGTGCCGGCGGGTTGCCGAGAATCTCTCTGTCCCTGCAAAACAGGAAGCGGGCCAACGATGAACCCCGAGCACCGCCGGCAGTGGATCAGGATGGTCCTCGGCTGGAACAAGACCGAACTGTCCTCCACCCACAAGAACGTCCTGATTGCCCTGGAGACGTACGCGGACTATCGCACGGGCGGCAATGCGCATCCCGGCGTGGAACGGCTCGCAGCGGACTGTGGCATAGGCGAACGGGCAGTGCGGTATGCACTCGACCGCGCCCAGGGCCACGACGAGGAATGCCCTGATGACTGCCAGGCCCACCTAGGCCTGATTGAACGCACCCACAAAGCAAACTCGAGGGCCGGGCGCGCAGCTGTCTACCGGCTCACCGTGCCCACGGAATCGGGCGCCACGACCGGCACGACTGTGCCGCCAAACGGGACCACGACCGGCACCACCATGCCTGTGGATAACGCCACGACTGGCACGCCCATGCCAGTAAACGAGGCCACGACCGGCACGGCGGCGCACCACGACCGGCACGGCCACGACATCACGACCGGCATGGCCGTGCCGCCCACCCTCCAAGCACCCTCCATTCTTAAACACCAACTGTTGGTGAGTGAGTCGGGTACGTCACCAGCGCACGCCCCAGCGGCACACACCAATTCGGCTCCATCGAGGTTCTGCGATCAGCACCCCATGGGCACGCGCAAACGCTGCCCCGATTGCGGAAATGCCCGAACGTCTTTCGAGGCGTGGCAGGCCGCCAGTGCCGTGCACGACGTCGCGATCGCCAACGCCCAGGACCGCGACCGTCGAACCCGCCGGCAGCTCATCGACGCATGCCACGCGGCTGGCGGTCTCTGCGATGACTTCGGCCGCGTAGCCGAGAATCCCGACGCGGATTCCTGGGACATCCGCCTGGTCGACTGCACACACCCGCTGATCCGGAGGGTCGAAAATGTCAGCTGACGAGACCCGCGATCGCCGGCAGTTCGTCCGAGGTCCGCGCAAGGAGCGCACATCGGGACCGAACTACGACGCATATGCCAGCACCGGGGCGCTTCGCCGGCACTGCACGAACTGCAACGCCGAGCCATTCACCTACTGCCGTCGTGACGGACAGCTCTGCAAAACGCCTTGCACGCAACGACTCTCGGAGAAGCCAGCATGACCACCGAATGCCGCAATACTGCCTGCAAACGTCCCTCCCAGCGCTACCTGTGCGACGACTGCGCCAAGGTCCTGTCCAACATGCTCGACCAGGTGCCCGGCCTCCTCAACGAGCTGGACGCCCGCATTCAGAAGCTCGATCGAGTACCGCACGGCACCATCGGTCGTACCCGCGGCGCAGCCGACCTCAACGTCATGGACTTCGACGCAGCAGAGACCGCACGAGACGCCCGAAAGACACTGCGCCACTGGGTCGAGACCGTCACCGCCCGGCACTCAGGCCGAATCCCGCCTGGCCTAGACACGATCGCCACCCGCGACTTTGCGCGCTGGCTGCAAGTCAATATCGACGCCATCGCCCGCCTGGACTGCGCCGGTGACATCTTCACCGACATCAACACCCTCGTCGGAAGCGGACACAAGGGCGGCAAGCTGGTCAAAGCCATCGACCGGCGCGAACGACACTTCGCCGGGCCGTGCCCCACCATCTGCGACTACGACAACACCGGCAGACCCGTCGAATGCGGGCACATCCTGCACGCCGAAGTCGGTGACCGGACCGTCGACTGCCCCAAGTGCAAGCAAGAAATCGACGTAGAGAAGAACCGCGGCAAGGCCTTGGCCAGCCGTGACCTCATGACCGTGCCGACACTGGTGGAAGCGCTCTATAACGCCGGTGAGCCAGCAGGCGCCGATCAAATCCACCGGTGGATTACCTCTCAGCGACTCAGGCCGCGCGGCTATCTGCACCAGGGCGTGTTCGTCAAAAAGCAAGTACGCAAGGAAGACCCGGCCGTCTACAGCTTCGAACGCGCCCGCAAGCTCGGCCGCCGAGACCACCAACTCACCCGCCGACAGAAAGTCACCACCCGATGAAACTGCACCGCATCGGCACGCTGTTCACGTTGCTGACACGTGCACGCCTGCACCGCATCGTCCGCGACTGGAGCAACGCGAATGGCTTTACGGTCCATCACAAGTGGGAAATCTGCTGGTGCGGTGCACAGGTCATAGCCGAAGGCAGCGAAGCCGAAGTGCTGCATGTATGCAAGAAATTCCGAGTACGACACCGGCACACCCCATGACTAGCCGATGCCCGTTCTGCGGTGCCTACTCACTCACCTACGACTGGCGACTGAACGCGTTCGTCTGTCACGTCTACCACGCCACTGTCTACGCGGAAGCCATGCCGAGGCCCTGATGCTCATGCCCCACATTCCGCCGCCCCGGCTGATCGCCCGGCGTCGCAGCCGGTGTTGGAAGTGCGATGGACGGATGACCAAGCGCGACACGTATTGGTTGTGTGCCGCGTGCCGCCACACCGTCACCTACCCATCGCTGCCGGCGGTAGGCACTTTGTTCACGCGCGAGCATGTCGATACCCGGCCGTGCCCGACCTGCGCCGAACCGATCGCGGACACCAATCGCGGCCCGGTTCACTGGGAGGTACTGCCCAACGGCGCGAAAACCGCTTACGACAAGTGCCGCACGGGCGACCAGTGCGCACTATTCAGGCTGACGTGATTAAGAGAGCTACGGCTAACAGCCTGCATTATCAGGTGGTGGGCGTGACAATGTCGGGTCTCGGCCGGAAAGGAACAAATGCCAACGAATGAAGATCCGATGGTGTCGGTGTCGCGAAGCGCTCTTGACGTGCTGATTGCGGACTTGGAACGGTCGCGGCGCGCCGGCTGGGCGCGCGCTTACGCTGCTGAGGAGCAACTGAAGCGGGTCCAGGTCACCGTGCCTACGGACCGGCCTCAGGAGGGCTCAGAAGTGGTCCAGCAGCTGGATGAGGCGGCTGCGCGGAGAGCGGCGTTAGCCCAGATCGACGACAACCTAAGGACCATTACGCGGTGGTTCAAACCGCTTTGGTACGCGGCGGCGTGGGATGCCGGTCACCGGCGGATCGTGCCGATTCGCGCCGAAGATCTGGACTGGGCGCTGAGCCTGTGGGGTGATCGGCAACCGGGACAAAGCGGATACATCGACGAGGACGGGAAGCAGGTGACCTCCCATGCCCCGCCGGTGCGTGGCTGGATGCACATCGTGGTCGGATTGCTGAGCGAAGGAATCTCGGAGTCTGACATTGAGCAGTGCGTCCACGCTGCGATGGCGACTGCTGGGCGGCCCGAAGACGCCTGGGCCTCATTCATGGGCGAGGTAAACAAGCTCAGGTGACATCTGACCTGCGCTGACTGGCAATTATATTGCAGCACAATGCAATTGGTGATTTACTGACCGCGTCAGCGCGGGTTGGAGGGTAACGCACAGCTTCGCTCGCCCCAAGGATTGAGCCAGACCGGATACAAACTCCCCGGCCAGAGACAGGTGGATGGCAACCCGCGCTGACAATCACTGGGGACCGGCCAGGGCTAACTGCATATTCGAACACACAACACGCCGCATCTACCCCGGTTTGCGTTTTGGGGACGCTGACCAGCTAGTATCCTCTTTCGAGTCGGTACCCCCATGTCTGAACCTCTTCGGACCTGGGGGTTTCCTCGTTTCTAGCAAACTTCTTCGGAGGTGAAATGAGGACAGGACGCACAGGTCGGGGCAGGACACACCCGGTCCAGCGCAACACCACGACACGTGACCGGCACCGCCGCATCATCGCGCGCGGCCTACCGCCAAGCCCGTTCGGTCCCAAGCCTCCGTGCTTCCATTGCACTGAGCCGATCGACTACGACGCTCACCACCTGGACCCAATGAGCTTCACCATCGATCACTACGTCGCGTTGGCCAACGGTGGTTCGGACACCATCGACAACATCGTTGCCGCACACCGCAAGTGCAACCGCGACAAGTCCGACAAAGACATCAACGAACAGCTGCCCGCCGGCATCACCTTCGTGACCGAGCGCTGCTGGTGGACCGAAGGGAGCTGAGAGCGCGTGGCCATCACTACCATCGTCGTCGCTGAGACCGTCATACGGGCACAGAACATCATCGTTGAACGAGGCCTTGGACGATCAGCCCTCGCGGTGTCAACGCGCAGCATCGTCGAGTACTACGCCGGTCGGGGACTGAGCGGCGTGTCACGCATCCTCGTCGATGCCTCGGTGTGGCCGCTCGACGACGCTGCCCTGACCGAACTCATGCCGTGCACTTTCTCAAGCCCGGTGCCGGTCGCTCCGACGATGGCGAGCGTCT